TTTCTTAGTATGAAATCAGAATGGATTCAAGTAGTGAATGAGATACAAAAGTATTGGGAGTTGGCTCCTAAGAATGTATATCAGTTTTATATCGATATAATTCCAAGAGGTAGAACATTTTTAAAGTATACGAAATCAAAAAAGAAATCAAAAGTTGAGAAGTGGGCAATGGAACACTTAACAGATTATTTTGAGTGTAGTACAAAAGAGGTTGAGGATTACCTTGAAATATTAACCAAAGAACAAGTTACCACAATCATTATGAAGTATGGTGTGGATGACAAACAATTGAAAAAGATATGGGTGAAGTAGAATACAAAAATAATTTAGAAAGAACACTTGAGTATTTTCGTCATTTTGATAGAAAAGGTTTGTTAAAGAAATTAGTTAATAAAGATGAACCTGTAATTCTTGATATTGGTGCGAGTGTAGGACAAACATTAAAAGAATTTAAAGAGATTTGGCCAAATAGTTATGTTCATTGTTTTGAACCTTTGGTGGAATCTTACAATGAATTAGTTAAAAATAATTTTAAAAGAGTAAAGTACAATAATTTTGCATTAGGTAATGAAAACTCAATGAGAAAAAAGTTCTATTACCATAAGGTTCAACCAATGTTAAGTGGTTTTGAAAAAATAAATAAAAGAAGTAAAGATAGTATTGCGATAAATAATCCATCGATGGCTGGGATTTCAAAGGGTGAGTTTGTGAAAAATATAAATGATGAAATTACCGTAGAAGTAAAAACATTAGATGATTGTTGGTTTAGTGGAGATATAGATATAATAAAATTAGATGCTCAAGGTGGAGAATCTAAAATTTTTGAGGGAGCTCAAGAAACTTTAAAAAGAACAAAAGTAGTTTTAACAGAATTACACTTTTACGATTTATATGAAAATAAAAAGAGTTTTAGTGATATAGAAAAATACTTACATCCAGCCGGATTTCGTTTATATGATATAAGTCATATTAGTAAAAATCCTATGAACGGTAGAACAGATTGGGTTGATGTAATTTACACAAAGGAGAAGTAATGGCAAATAATTTCAGAAATGAAGAAAAGTTTTACCTACAAGAAATTGAGTGGGGTGTTAATTCAAAAACCAACACCACTTATATGAATTATGAGTTTGATATAGATAGTTTATATAGTACGATATTGAAATTAGATTATCTACAAAGATGTAATCCAGGTACTGATATTAATTTAAATATTGCTTCTTATGGTGGTGATGTTTACGCGATGTTAGGATTAGTGGATTACATCAGAGGATTAGATGTAAAGGTAAACACACATTGTGTTGGAACTTGTATGAGTGCCGCTTCAGTATTGTTGGCTTGTGGTACAGGTACAAGAACTATGACAAAACATTCAACCGTAATGGTACACGAGGGTTCTACATTTGAGGCAGGTAGAAATACTGATGTTAAGAAAGGTGTAGAACATATTAGTGAGTTACAAAAAGATATTAATAATTTATTGGGTGAAGTTACAAATAAAGAAGCTAGATTTTGGGAACTCACACAAAGAAACGATACTTACTTAAACGCAGAACAATGTGTTGAATATGGTATTGTCGATGAAATTAAATAAAAAAAGACTTGACACTTATATCTAAAGTGTTGTATATTAACATATAATAAATTGGAGAATAATATGGTAAAGACTATTAAAGATAGTCCTACATTCAGTATGGAAGATGCACATACAGAATCAGCTGATGTTGTAGATGTTGTTGGTTATATGGAAGAACAATATCCACAAATGACGGAAGAGTTCAAGAAAATTCAAAGAGAACAATATGAATTATTCCTACATAAACAACACGATTATGGGCCACAAAATATTGCAGTAGGACAAGAACTAAAAAATGATGAAGAGAAACGATTATCCTTGATGGGTATTTGGTTTAGGATTAATGATAAAGTAGAGAGAATCAAAACTCTTATTATGAGAGGTGATGATGGTTCACTTAAAGATGAGGGTTTGGTAGATAGTTATTCAGACATCTCAAACTATGGAGTGATGGCACAAGTAGTAGCGAGAGGTAAATGGGCAAAATAAGTTACAGTCAATTCTCACAATGGGATAAATGTCCACAAATGTGGAAGTTGAATTATCTTGATAAACTTGGTACATTTCAAGGTAATATCTATACGATATTTGGTTCGGCGTTACACGAAACCATTCAAGCATATTTAGTTGCATACTATAATAAAACAATTAAGATTGCAGATTCATTACCATTAGGTGATATTCTACAATACAGAATGGAAGAGAACTACAAACAAACCAAAGAAAATTCATCAGAGGATATTGAAGTAACACTTGAGGAAATGAAATCTTTTTATCAAGATGGATTGAATATTATTGAAGAGTTCCTGAAAAGAAAGAATAGTTACTTCCCAAAGAAAGACCACGAACTATTAGGTATTGAATTGGATATTGATTTTAATCTACCAAAAGATATGAGGTTTGTTGGGTTTATGGATGTTGTAATTCATAATAAAAAGACTGGTAGAGTTAGAATTATTGATATTAAAACATCTACTCACGGATGGAACAAATATATGAAAGCTGATAAGAACAAAACTAATCAGTTATTATTGTATAAAAAGTTCTTTTCAAAACAGAGAGATATTCCTGAAGATAAAATAGATATTGAATATTTAATATTGAAGAGAAAATTGTATGAGAATATACAATATCCACAGAAAAGGTTACAAGTGTTTTCGCCCGCGAGTGGAAAACCAAGTTTAAATAAAGTTATTACAAGGTTACAAGAATTCATCGATGATTGTTTCGATGATAAAGGAGAGTTGATACAAAAGGATTATTTCAAAAATGTATCTACTAAGAATTGTAAATATTGTGAGTTTAAAAATAAGCCAGACTTATGTGATAGGAAACAAAAATGATAAGACAATCTTATAAATTTTATTTACCTGATATTATTGAGTTAAATAAACATACAGAGTTTAGTAAAAAGTTGAATGAGATGAATCCAACAAGGATTTACTTTTGGTATAACGAGGGTGAGTTATCATCAAAAGAAGTAAAACAATTTACAGATGAATGGCAAGAATTAGAACATAGTAATTTCAGTACTAAAATCAGACCATACTTTTTTGATAACTCAAATGATTTTGTAACTTGGGATTTTATACCATATAAATTACTTGATTTATACAAGGGTAAAATGATGTCTTATTGGAGATATCAATGGAGATACACCAAACGAAGTGATATATTTAAGGGATTAAAAGAGGCAAAAAGTATTTGGGATTTTATAAATCGTGAACAATTACCAACAAAAAAACAAAAGAGGAATGATGGCGAAGATAGCGATTATAGGGAGTAGAAGTTATACCAATTCAAGAAAGATAAAAGATTTTATATTTCAGTTAAAAGAAAAACTTGGTGATGAATTAGAAATAATAAGTGGTGGAGCAAAAGAGGGTGCAGATAAATATGCAAAAAGATTTTCTCTTGATTTTGATGTAAAGTATTCAGAGTTTCCACCATATCACGAATCACATAATATTCATTGTGTATTAGAGTCCTTTAGATATGGAAAACCATATAATGTAGGGAATTATCATAGAAGAAACAAAGATTTAATAGAATATAGTGATAAAGTGGTTGCATTTTGTACTGATGGAGTGGTTTCAAATGGTACGGCTTCTGGTTTGAAACATGCTCATAAAATTGAAAAAAAGTATGTTATTTTAGATTAAAGTTATATTTATTATATATACATATATACATTATGGAGTTAAAATATGAGTGAAGTAAAATTAACTTCGGTAAAAGTTATATCGGAGTTATATAAAAAGTTTAAAAATGAAACTATTGAGAGCGAATTTTCATTACAAAAGTTGGTGAATAGAACACTCGATAGATTTGTTTATGAAGAAGATTTTAGAAAAGAGATATTAGAACACGAAAATCTTCATCAAAGTGGGAGTAAATTTTAATACAAAACAACAAAGGTTATAAATGGCAATCAAACTACCAAAATTAAAATCAGTTGAATCAAGAAAACGAAAAAAGAAAATACTATTATTATCAGATGACTTAAGAATGTCAAGTGGTGTTGGTACAATGTCAAGAGAGATTGTATTAAATACACTCGATAGATATGATTGGGTACAGATTGGTGGTGCTATCAAACATCCTGACGAAGGTAAGGTTGTAGATATGTATCAATCACTTAAAGATGAATATGGAATTGAAGATGGTTATTTAAAAGTATATCCTGTAAGTGGTTATGGTAATCCACAAATATTAAGACAAGTTATGGAGATAGAAAAACCTGATGCAATCTTACACTATACAGACCCAAGATTTTGGAACTGGTTGTATCATATGGAACACGAGTTAAGACAAGAGATACCTATTTTTTATTATAATATTTGGGATGATTGGCCAGCTCCAAAGTACAATGAGTTCTTTTATGAAAGTTGTGATTTGATTATGAACATTTCAAAACAAACTCACGCGATTGTACAAGAAGTTTGTGATAATAAACCAAGAACCGCTTGGGATTCAACATACATACCACACGGTATCGATGAAAAATCTTTCTATCCAATTACAGATGAAAAAGAATTGTTAGAAATGAAGAAGTTTAAACAAAGTCTAATCGGTAAAAGACCAAATGATTTTACATTATTATATGTAAACAGAAACATTAGAAGAAAGATGACTGGTGATTCATTGTTGGCTTTTCAATATTTTGTAAATCAATTACCTGAAGATAAAAGAGATAGAGTTACTTATGTAATGCATACTCAACCTGTTGATGAACACGGAACTGATTTACCAACATTGATTGAACACTTGATGCCAGAAGTAAATGTGGTGTTTTCTAATCAAAAATTAAATAATAAAGAAATGAATTATCTATATAATATCGCTGATGTAACTATGAATCTTGCAAGTAACGAGGGATTCGGATTAGGAACTTGTGAATCATTGATGAGTGGAACACCAATTATTGTTAATGTTACAGGTGGTATGCAAGACCAATGTGGATTTAAATTAAGAGATAAACTATTAAACTACAGAGATTATGGTGCGATTAAATCATTACACAATTGGAAAAATTGGGAGAACAATGAAGAACTAACTTGGGGTGATTGGGTAAAACCAGTATGGCCTAAAACTCGTTCTTTGATGGGTTCAGTTCCAACACCATATATTTTCGATGACAGATGTGATTGGGAAGATGCTGGTGAGAAATTGAAAGAATGGTATGATATGGATAAAGATGAAAGAAGAAGATGTGGTGTTAAAGGACATTACTTTGTAAAAGGTGATGGTATGATGAGTGCGAAAGCGATGGGTGATAATTTCTTCAATCATATGGAAACTGCATTTGAAAAATGGACACCAAGAAAAAAATATGAGGTACACAAAGTATGAGTAAACCATTAGTATTATTAACTGCTCCTATTACAACAAGGAGTGGATACGGAAATCACGCGAGAGATGTTGCTCGAGCTCTAATTGAATTAGATAAGTATGATTTTAAAATTAATTCAGTACCGTGGGGAAATACACCACAAACTGCGTTAGAGGAAAATAATGATTCTCATAATAAAATTAGACAATGTATTTTATCTCAACCGAGTTTACCTAAACAACCAGATTTACATATACATTTAGTAATACCAAATGAGTTCAAACCATTAGGTAAGAAAAATCTTGGATTTACAGCTGGTATAGAAACTACAGTACCTATTCCTGAATGGGTGGCTGGTGTAAATAGAATGGATGAAACTATATTTGTATCTAACTTTACTGAAACTGTTTTTAAAAATGCTGAGTTTCAAGATGAAAAAAATAAACAAGAAATTAAAATGACTAAACCATCTTCAGTATTATTTGAGGGAGTGGATACAGATGTATATAAAAAAGTAAACAAAGTTTCTGATGAATTAAACAATCAATTTAAAATTATCGATGAAAAGTTTTGTTTCTTATTTGTAGGACATTGGTTAAGTGGACAACTTGGACAAGATAGAAAAGATTTAGGGATGTTAATCAAGGTATTTTTAGAAACATTCAAGAATCAAAAAAATCCACCTGCGTTAATTGTAAAAACAAGTGGAGCAGATTTTAGTATCTTGGATAGGGAAGATATTAAGAAAAAAATGAAACAAATCAAAGGTAGTGTAAAAGGAAAACTTCCAAACATTTATTTAGTACACGGTGATTTTACTGATGATGAAATGAATGAATTATATAATCATCCAAAAGTAAAAGCACACATTACTTTCACACACGGAGAGGGATTTGGAAGACCATTGTTAGAGGCTGCTCAAAGTGGTAAACCAGTAATTGCACCAGCTTGGAGTGGACAAGTAGATTTCTTAAATCCAAACTATTCAGTACTATTAAATGGTAGTTTAACACAAGTACCTGCAGATGCATTTGCCAAAGGGATGATATTTGATTCACCAGAAAACAAATGGTTCACAGTCAATTATAATGTTGCAAGTAGTGTGATGAAAGATGTTGTAAAAAATTATGATAAATATTTAATAAAGGGTAAACAATTAGCCGTGGTAACTTCTAAAAAGTTTTCTTTTGAAGCGATGAAACAAGAGTTAGAAAAGATAGTTGATAAAATATTAGAAGATGTACCAAAACAAGTAGAGTTAAAATTACCAAAACTACAAAAGGTGAAAAAGTAATGGCAGAAAAAAGTATAACTTGTCCTGTTTGTTTTTCTGAAAGTCGTTGTTTCGAAGATGAACAAGAGGTAAATGGAGAAAAGTTCAGTTCTTATATTTGTTTCAAGTGTGGATATACAAGTAATTCAACATACAAATATGGAAGTCCTGAACTACAAGCAGTACAAACAAGTTCAACACAATTGATGAATGATGTTTGTTTTTATGATGAAGATAGAGAAATAATGTGGTTTCCTACCGTATTAAATATGGGACAATTAGGAGTAATCTATCCTGAAGGTACTGAAAATAATTGGGTATATAAGTTTGCTCAAGTTAGAAAACTTACAGAGTTAGAGAAGAAAGACCCTAAGTTTGAAGGACACGATAGTATGTTAGATGTTGAGGATGCCAAAACATTCGGACAATATGAGTTTTTAGATGCGTGTAAAGATATGGGTATTATAAAGGATTTAGATGGCGATTCGTAATACAGCGTGGAGTAAAGTTAAACCAGGTCAAATTATAAGTTTTCGATACAAAGGAAAGTTCGATAAGAAATCTGTAAAGAGAACTATTATATTATTGAATCCTGATTATAGGTTTAAAAAAATATCTACTGGTAGACAAAAGAGATTTGTAGTTGGATTACAAATAGATACAGGTACTACAAGACCATTGGTATCAACAAGAATGGAATCTTTAATGAGAGAGTTGGGTGGTGCTGATTTAAAAGAGGGAGCGATAACTATAGATGTACCAGGTAAAGATACAACAAAACCATCAAGAGCTGAAACAAGAAACATTTATAAAAGAATAGATGATTTTGTTAGAAAAAACAAAAATTGGAGAACTTATGATAGGATAAAATGTCTAAGAAATAGAGTTTATCTTGAAGTTGATTCAGATTTAATTCCAAAAGATATTATGGATGAGTTTGTTGAAAAACAAGCGAGTGAGATGGGAGTGGATAAAATACAGGAATTATTAAATGAAGATTAGTTACGGAATTACGGTTTATAATGAACACAAAGAATTAGATAATTTACTATTTCATTTATCTAAACACATAAGAGATGAAGATGAAGTAGTGGTTACACAAGATGTATCTAAAAAAGGAACAGGTGTTTTTGAACCTGAGTTCCAAGCACTTGAAAAGGTGTTGGAAAAATATGAGTATGGTAATTATTTCAAGAATTTAAAAGTAACAGAATTTCGTTTCAACAAAGATTTTTCTAAATTAAAAAATCATACAAAAGAACATTGTTCAGGTGATTATATTTTTCACATTGATGCAGATGAAATACCAAATGAAATACTTATAGAACAATTACCAACAATATTAGAAATTAATGATACCGATTTAGTATGGGTTCCAAGAATTAATATTGTAAATGGTATTACATCTTGGCATTTAGAACATTGGCATTGGAGACAAACTGAAAAGGGGTGGATTAATTTTCCTGATTATCAAGCGAGAATATTCAGAAACACAGATGATATCAAGTGGGTTAGAGAAGTTCACGAATACATAGACGGAGCGAAAACTTATTCTCATTTACCACCACACGAAGAATTGACTTTGAAACACGAAAAAGATATTCAAAGACAAGAACAACAAAATAGATTATACGATACGATTATATAATGAAAAATGTAATGATATTCCAAGACTATGATACATCAGAAACATATGGTCACCAATGGAAAGAAGATGAGTTATTTAGATACTTCAGATGTCAAATAGATAATAGTATTAATTTTGGTTGGAAGCCAGAAGATATTTGTATTGTTACTAACTTAGATTTCGAATACAGAGGTGTGAATATTGTTAGAACTAAATTATTATGTACATACAATAAATACTTTAATAAAGTGTTTGGTATCTATGAACTATTAAAAGATAATTTACTTGATGATGATATTTGGTTTCACGATTTTGATGATTGGCAGTTAAGTGAGTTTGATGAGTTTCCATATTTTCCTGGTGATATTGGTGGTTGTAAATATCTATTTGGTAATCCAATACCACAATGGAATACAGGTTCCTTATTTGTAAAAAAGAGTTCACTTCCAATTTGGGAATATATTTACAATACAATGGAGGCGAATAAGAACGAACCAAACATTAATCAATATGGTGATGAAAACATTTTTAATATGTGTGTACATCAACATTTTCAACCTGCAATAAGTGAGATTGATTATACATATAATGTTGGTTGTACAGGATTTCAAGATAGATTAGATAGGGTTTTCATTAAGCCTGTAAAAGTTGGTGGGTTTAAACCAAACAAAAAAGAAATAGGTATTTTCAAAGATTTGATTCCTGATTCTTTAATGGAACTATTTAAAAAATATAAACTAAATGAAACCAATTAGATTTAACTTTACTGATGAGTTTAGTTGGATGTTATCACAATATGCTCCAATAGTATATTATCATAAAATTAAAGGTAATAAGGTTATTGTAGATACTCTGAGAGGAACTGATGAACTTTTTTATTTTGTAGATGAACTTAATAAAAGAGACCAAAAAGGTATTTTTAGTGCGAAACAACAGGTTCAAGAAATTTATAATTATAATTTTAATCCATTACAAACTTTTAAAACTTGGGAACCACCACCATATCAGGAACATTTTTCTAAAGAGTGTGAGATAAAAGAAAGTAAGCCTGTAATTGTAGTTAGTAACAAATATAATCCTGAATGGTCAGATAAAACACCAAAAAACTTTTTATCATTGGGTTTTTTAAAAAAGTTTTTTCAAAAATTTCATAATGATTATAAAATATACTATGTGAGATATGATGGTAATGGAAAAGATACTGAAGGTTATTATGATGATGTGGGTTCATTAGAATTTAAAGATTGGGAATTACTACAACAATTTAAAAATGTTACTTCTGTTTATGATGTGATGAATGAGTATGATATAAGTTTCAACAGAGCTCAGTTTTGGATACATTCTATGGCAAAACATACTGTATCTTGTGCTGGTGGAAATGCGGTTCTATCAGCGTATTTTGGTAATGATGTTTTAGTTTATGGACATCCAAATTGTAAGTCATCAAACAGAGGAATATGGAAAACTAATAGTTGGTTGACTAAATTAGGTTGTAAAAAGTTTATAGGTACACAAAATTATGAACAATTATTACAAATGTGTGAGATGAGATGGTTAGATTAATGGAAAAAAGAGATGTACCATTTTTCAATACGGTACGAAATGAGTGTAGTAAATATTTACACGATAAATCAACACATACTTTGGATGAAGCTTATGATTGGTTCGAGAAAGAAGAAAGATTGTATTTCATATATGAAATTGATGGTAGGAGTATAGGTTATTTCAGAACATCAGATTGGGGTGGATATAAAACTGAAAAAACTTGTTACATTGGTATGGATATTCATAAAGATTATCGTGGAAAGAAACTTGCAGTTAAAGCTTATCAAGAGATGATGGAGTACTTGGTGAACAATTATGATATAACAATGTTTAAATTAGAAGTGTTAGGTAGTAATGTAAGGGCACAAAAACTCTATGAAAAATTAGGTTTTGAGGAAGTTGGTGTTGAGATATTAGAAAATGATGAAAGTATTTTTATGGAGTTAGAAGTATGATAGATAAAAATAAATCAGTATTGTTGATTGGTTCAGATGGATTTCTTGGTAATTGGTTTAAAGATATTTTGACTGAAAACGGAAATAAAATATTATGTTATGATATTAAAGATGGTAATGATATTTGTAAACCATTAGATATGCCACGATATGATTATGTAATAAATTGTGCTGGTATCGCAAGTCCTGAAAAGTATATGAAACAACCTGTAGAAACTATGGATGTTTCTTATATTGGAACAAAAAATGTATTAGATTATTGTGTTGATAATGAAGTAGAAAGTGTATTGATGTTTAGTTCAAGTGAAGTTTATGGAACACCAGATGCGAAATCAATACCAACAAAAGAAGATTATATTGGAACAATACCAACACGAAGTAGTAGAAGTTGTTATGATATTGGTAAACAAGTTTTAGAAACATTGTGTCACATTTACTATGAACAATGGAATATACCAGTAAAAGTTGTTCGACCATTTAATTTTTATGGGCCATATATGGGAATTAATGATAACAGAGTTTTATCTAATTGGATGAGATGTTATTTAATTGATGAAGATATTAATATTTACGGAAATGGAAAACAAACAAGAACATTTTGTTATGTTGAAGATGGAATAGAAATGTGTTTCGGTGTATTATTGAATGGTAAGAATGGAGAAATATATAATGTTGGTAATCCAACACCAGAATTAAATATGATAGAATTGGCAGAAGTATTTTGTGATGTATTAGATTATAAAAATAGATATTTAGTTAGAGATTATCCTAACTTCTATCCAAAAGATGAACCACTACGAAGATGTCCAAATATCGATAAGGTGGTTAAAGATACAGGTGTGCAACCTAAAACAACATTGAAAGTGGGATTAAAGAAAATGTTAGAATATTTTAAGGAGAGTGAATTATGATACCATTGATGAAAGTACATACACCAAAAGGAATTGGTGAAAAGTTACAAGAGGTATTCGATAGTGGGTTTTTAACTGAAGGTGAATATTCAGATGAATTTGAAAAACAATTTGGTGAGTACATTGGAAATCCAAATGTTAGTTTAGTGAATAGTTGTACATCAGCGATTTGGTTGGCAGGACATATGTGTGATATTAAACCAGGTGATGAAGTAATCACAACCGCTATGACTTGTATGGCAACTAATGTTCCATTTATCAATATGGGAGCAGTATTAAAAATCTCAGATATAAATCCAAAAACAGGTAATGTAGACCCTAAATCAATTGAGAGTTTAATTACAGATAAAACAAAAGCGATTGTTATAGTTCATTGGGCAGGACAACCTTGTGATATGGATGAGATATGTGAAATTGGTAGAAAACATAATGTTAAAATTATTGAAGATGCCGCTCACGCATTAAGAGCCACATACAATGATAAACAAATTGGAAATCACGGAGATTATATTTGTTTCTCATTTCAAGCAGTAAAACATTTAACTACTGCTGATGGTGGAGCTCTTGTTTGTAAAAGTGATGAAGATATAAAAAGAGTTAGAAAGATTAGATGGTTTGGATTAGATAGACAATTTAAATCTGCTTCAAGATGGGAACAAGATATTAAAGAGGCAGGATATAAACTACATATGAATAATGTAAATGCTTGTATTGGTATTGAACAGATGAAATATATTGATAAATTGATTGACAAACATATAGAAAATGGGTTATATTATGATAAACATATTAACAATCCTAATGTAGAATTACTCGAAAGAAGTGATAAATCTAAATCTTCAAGTTGGATTTATTCAGTATTGGTTGAAGATAAGAAAAGATTTCAAAAGTATTTAGAAGATAATGGAATCGCTTCTGATGTAGTGCATGTTAGAAATGACCAATATACTTGTATGAAAGATTTTAGAAGAGATAATTTAAATGGATTAGATTATTTTGAAAGTAGATTATTAAACATACCAGTTGGTTGGTGGTTATCAGAAGAAGATAGAAATCATATAGTAAAGGTGGTGAATAATTATGAAGTTGATTGATATATTAAATGAAAGAAAATATCAAACTGATAAACATACAGACCATCATTATATTCAAGAGTTTTATGAAATAGAATTTGAACATCTAAAAGATAAAGAATTAAATATTCTTGAGATTGGAGTATGGAGAGGAGATAGTTTAAAGTTATGGCATGATTATTTTATCAATTCAAATATCTATGGAGCCGACCATTTTATACGAGTTGGTGAAGATAGAGTTAGAACAGAATTAAGTAGTTTTGGTAGAATAAAACAATTATTAAACATCGATAGTACAGAAAAAAAATTGTATTTTGATGTACAAATGGATATAATTATAGATGATGGTGCACATAATCCTGATGCACAAATACAAACTTATGAAAATACAAAACATTTATTAAAAGATGGTGGAATATATATAATTGAAGATTTCCAAAAACCACATAGTTCATCAACAAAAAAAGTTAAGGATGCAATACCAGAAATAGAGTTAATACCAATTCAATATAAAAATGAATGGATAGGGGTTATAAAAAAATGAGAGTTACAAATATAGATACATTATCAGCGTTATTTGATAGATTAATTACTGAAAATATTAAGAAATATTTTTTTAATAAAGATGGAAAACTTGAAGAAACAAAACATCAAGAGATAGTTATTAGTGAAGTAAAAAATAAAATAACAGAATTATTTACTGAAGTGTTTGAATCTGGTGAGTATCCACATTTAAGTGAGAAAAGAACTTTTGATGAAAATGCGATTGTAGAAGAATTAGAAGAATTAATTTTTAATGATATTAATATTGGTGAGGCAGATAGAGAACGATTATTACAAGTAAATTCTGATAATCCAAATATCGAAAAACTAATTGTTAATGAAAAGAGATTGAGAAAATCAAATGAGGGTAGAGCTCGAAATAAAAACAATATAGATAACGAGTTGGGAGAAATTAATGAAAGATAGATTAACAGTTATTACAACAACACATCATACACCATCAGATAGAATACATATAAAAGGTATACGACCAGATACAAAAACAGATTTATTAGAATATGTTTGGGAAGAGTTGACTAAAAAGATTGATTCAGATGTTAGATGGATTATATCTTTAGATTATGAAAAAAAAGATAATCCAGCAGTAGTTGAGTATAAAGAAAATATAGAAAAGATGATTGAAGAAAAATATCCTAATGCAGAATTGTATTTGGCAGATGGGTGGAGAAGTAATATGATGGATGCGAAGAATATGGTAGAAACACCTTACTTTTTATTTTGGGAACACGATTGGGTATTTACAGAGAACGCTACATTTGATACATTAAATAATTTACTTGATATTATGGATAATACTACTTTAATTAATTGGATTAGATTTAATAAAAGAGTAAATGCGCCAGTACTTGGTGATGCCAAAGTTTGGAAACCAAGACAATTTGGTGGTCAAGATTTTGTAAATATAACAAATTGGAGTAATAATCCACATATTTGTAGAAAGAGTTTTTGGGATGATATTCCAATGGAAATCTTATCGAATGAAGTAGTGGACCCAAAACATTTATGTACAGAACATATTTTAACTAAGAATTGTACTGAAAATTGGGGTTGTTATCTTTATGGTGGTCCAAATCATCGTAATAGTGTAGAACATTTAAATGGAAATGTATGGGTAAAAAAATGAGAATATTGATAACGGGTGTAGCAGGTTTATTAGGAAGTAGGTTAGCGGATTATTT